GCAGGTTCTCCGTGGCAAGCGGCAGGAACAGTATGGCGGTCAGGCGTTCCAGTCCAAGCATCTGCTTGCCGGCCTCATCTACTGCGGCCACTGCGGAGGCAGATACTACCTACGGAACACCGGCAAGTATTCCTACTACGCCTGTTACTCCCGCACCAAGCAGATGAAAAGCATGGTGAAGGACCCGAACTGCATGAACAAGATATGGAAAGGCGCGGAGCTGGAAGCCATTGTGGACGCCCAGATTCGGGAGCTTCTCAGCTCACCGGAGATGGCCGCAGAGATCGCTACCAGCCGCTCCAAGCCCGCCCCAGTCAGCAAGAACGCGGACATCGAAAAGAGGCTCCGGGAAATCGACAAGCAAATCGGCAAGCTCATGGAGCTGTACCAGCACGACGATATACCGCCCGAGCTTCTGGGCGAGCGTATCAACAAACTCTACAACGAGCGCACCGCGTTGGAATCCACCCTTGCCCCGGTGGTCGAGGATGAGGCCATGCCGTTCGATTTGGTGGAGGCCCTCATCTCGGATGCCGCGCAGGTCTGGGACTTCGCGGACGAGAGCCAGAAACGCCGCATCCTGCAAAGCCTCGTGTCCCGCATTGTGCTCACCGACGATGACGTCAAGATTGAGTGGGCCTTCTGACAGCAACGAAAAAAGCCCTACCGCTGCGTGAGCGGTAGGGCTTTCCTGTTACTTCTCTGAAGACTGCGCGATTGCGTTCTGCACAACGGCGGCTGCGGTCGCAGCAGCAGTGCTGGCGGCAACCGATGTAGCATTCGCAGAGCTGGCGCTTTCCAGTGCCGCAGTAGCGGCGGGCAGCGCCTTCTGCTTGCGTACCTCGGCCTCAATGTAGGTGGTGAGGTACTCGGTCAGATCGCCATAGGTTTCCTCGATAAAGGCTTTGGTTGCGGGGCTGATCGCCTTGATACAGGCGGCAAGCGCCATAGCAAGGGCCTGCTTCTGAGCCTCCGCGTCAAAGCTGCCGGCCTTCTTCAGTTCATCGACATAGGTCTGCGAAACGGCAGACACAGCGATACTGACGATGCCGGTAACTTCCTCGATGACGTCTTTCAACAGGGTGCTGTTGGTCTCTGCTGCGGCCTGTTCGCCCTTCTTCTTGACGAAGGCGGCGACGAAAGCGGACAGCGCGGTCACTGCGGCGGTAACAACCGCCATCAGCAGGTTAAAGACAGCTTCATTCATCAGTCGTACTCCTTACATTTTGGTGCAGTAGTCAAGGCTGACCCAGCCAGCGCCGGATTTCAGCTTGCCCCACTTGCTTGCGCCGGCCCCTGTGGATTCCTCCACGATGGTATAAACACCCGGCTTGATGAAACCCTTGCGAGCGTAGCCGGTGCCGGGGCCAGAACGGATGTTAAGGTCGGTTGCGGTGATTTTCACCAGATAGTTCACGCTGGCAGAGCCGCCCTCCACCGAGATGGCGTCAGCGTCCACCCATCCGTACACGTTGCTGGTGGCGTCGGTATGGATGATGTGGTACGGGTGCTTGGCGTTGGCAGACATGGCCGTAATCTTGGCCGGACCAGCCTTCGCCGCAGAACCGCTTGTGGCGTTGGCGCTGGTGTAGTGCTTGCCGCCGGCGAAGTTGACCACCGTGCCGATGTCCAGCCCCTCCGTGGAGGTGCTGGGGGTCGAGGGCGCGGAAGGCTGCGCGGTGGAGCCGCCGAGCTGCGCCGTGACCTTGCTGGCGAGGTCGCCCATGCGGGCATACATCCAGTCGCCGGGGCAGCTCTTATTGGCAAACCACCTGTGGACGGTCAAGACCATCTCGTCAGACTTGGGGGCGTAGTTGAGGGTCTTGTTTTTGTCGCCCAGCCAGAGCAGCTTTTTCTTGCCGTTTCGCCGGCAGATGTCCACGCAGAGCGCGATGAGCTTCTGGTACACGACGTCCTTGAAGGCATACGGCGCGGTGGTGTCGGACGCGCACTCGATGGTCACGGCCCGCTGGTCGTTGGCGTTGGAGGACGTACACCAAGAGCGGTTGCCCTCATCCACGCACAACAGCACCCGGCCATCCACGCCGATGCCGTAGTTGCAGGACGCCTGACGGGACGTGGGCGCGAACACGTTGCCCAGCGTCTCCACAGAACACTGGCCTACTACGCAGTGCGGGGTGATGCGGTCGATAGCGTGGGTACGCGCCCCAGAATGATTCGGACTGAGTTTCGTATAGTTTACGAGCGAACTGTTGCTCATGCTATTACCTCCATTCTCGGGCTTTGCGTACCGGTCATAGTAGGTCTGACCATACCCAGCCCGCTTGATTTTGACCGCCTCGCTTTGGTCAGCCGGACGTTCAAAGTCCAGCAGCACACTGTCGCTGGCAGTCCGAACGGCAGTGGCGGTTTTCAGGGTGGACAGCACGGACCTGTAGCCGGTGGAAAGCTCCTCAAACAAAAAATCGAGCTGCATTTCCAAGTCACCAATGGACTTGCCTGCGGCCCGAGCGAAAGCAAGCAGATTCTGTTTTCGGCTCCAATACGTCCACTGAGCGAGGCCGTAGCCCGCGCTGTCGTGGACAAAGTTCTGGTACTTCCCGCTGTCTACTGCGGCGGTGTACGCTGCATCCGTGTAGCCCAGCTTCTTCTCGTAGGTGTTCTGCAAGTTCTGCGGATTCAGGCCGCTCTCAGCATAGAGGTTTCCCATCAGGCCGGCAGCGCCGGCAGCAGACAGGCCCTTCGCCAAGAGGTAGTTCCAAATCCTTTTCTCATTGGTGCTCATCGCGCTCAGTCCTTTCTCAGCCGACACCGGTTGTCCCTGTGGTGTCGGAAGGGGTCTCCACAGGGGTCGTGGGCGGCTTGTCCGGCCAGTTGTTGTTCTTGCTCAGGTTTTCGATGGCAGATTTAATGGCGTAGGCCAGAACCACACCGATAATCTGCGTCACCGCAACCTGCGACAAGCTCTCGGCGATCTGCATTTTGTCAAGAAACGCGAGGATGTAGCTGCACCACACCCACGCGAAGCCGTTGGCAAGGCAGACCCACACGACCATCTTCATGGTCTCCTGCTTCTTCTTTCCCGCAGAGCCGTTCTTTGACTTCTTGTGCGAGCTGGCGTATGCGCTGCGGATGATGAGAAAGCCGAGGAAAACAAAAGACATGATGCCGACGCCGGCAAGAACGGCAATCAGAATGTTCCAGCCGGTTCCCATAAATCACACCTCCTTCCCATCGACTGGCGATGCCGTCAGCTTTCGCTGTGCTTGCTGCCGGGATAGGTCCGTCCGGGGATGTGCTCGCCGATGTCCACGATTTTCAGCAGGTTCATCGCCGGCTGAACGACGGAGTGGATGTACCCGTCCCCACCGACGTCCTCGTAGTCGCTGAACATCTCCCAAAACGCCTCGGCCTCCATCGTATTCCATGCGCCCGTAGGATTGCAGGACGGGTCGGTGTAGTACCGATAGCTCTGAAGCAGACGGTCTCTGAGCCGATTCCGCTCTCGGCGGGTCGTATCGTCCTCCATCTTCTTCAGCCGCGACGTCTGCTCGTTCTGGGCAGAGCGGAGCGCCTCAATCTCTGTCTGCAATTCCTTTTGGATGCGGATACTCTGTGCGCGGTACTCAGGGTACTTGCTTACGGCGTCAAGGGCGGTTTTGAGCTGCTCGCCCTTTTTCTTGCTGGCCTCGTACCTGCCAATCAGGTACTTTGACAGCTTCCTGTAAATCAGGTAGCAGAACAGGATAGCAAGCAGCAGTTCGACAACACTGAGTACCGTGACGCTGCCGAACACCTCCTTGAACTCATCAAATCCAGTCAATGGCATTACCTCCCACCCGTAGTCTGAAAAAGCCAGCGGCCCTACACGGACCGCTGGTCTTCAGCCATATTTACGTCGCCGACGAGCGCCTGTAAACGGGCGGCAAGTGCCTCATCTTCCAGAGCCTGCGCCCCGAGCTGCTCTAACACCTCGGCCTGAGCCTTGATGATGCCAGCTTGCCGGAGGCAGATGTCGGCCAATTCTTCGATGACGCTCATTCGGCGACAACGTACTTCTCGCCGGTAATCTCCTCGTAGCGGTCAGCGTTGATTTCGCCGTCCTCCACGCGGGACGCCAGCTCGGTCTTAACACCGTTCTTGCGGTAGTCGGGAACAGAATCCCAAACCTGCGTACCGGCAATCAGCCGGTTGGCCCAAATCTTATTCATCAGTTTGTACCTCCTTCAGAAATGGCAAGAGTGCTGACAAGGGAATCCAGCTCGCATACGGCGTCCTCAATGGCGCTCATACGCTCATCATTCATCTCGTCCTGCTCACACATGGCGTCCTCGATCTCGCTCATCCGGGTGCCGGTCAGCTCGTCCTGCTCACACAGGGCGTCTTCCAGCGCGGCAGTGCTCTCGTTGACCTGCTGGATAACAGGCCCGGTCTTATCGACGGCACGATAATGCCGGTCGATTTCGTACCAGTCGTAGCAGTTGCCCTCCACGTCCTCGGCGCTCTCGATTTTCCGCACGACGCGGAAGTTATCGGTGATAGTCTGGTCGGGGAAGGTCTGCTCGATCTGGTGGAACCCGGTCAGGTCGGTGTGGGAATCGCTTTTAGTTTTGAGGACTTCGATTTCGCCCTGCGTTCCAAATACGTATTCCAAGTGAGTTCCTCCTTTCGCTGCTTCTGCCGGATGATGCGCTTCAGCTCACGCATGAGGCGTTCACCTTGGAACAGCATCCGATACAGGTTGTGGTTGTTGCAGTGTTTCAACTGCCCAAGGCGGGACAGCAGACTTGCCGCCGCTCCTGCCAAGATGCGCTTTCCCAAGCGCCTCCGCTTGCGGTAACGGGCGATGGCCCGCTTGATGCGGAGTAAATTGTGCTTGCGCGGGATGGTATAGCCACGCCCATAACGATAGCCCACCGCATCGGGCATACGCTCTTTCGGCCTCTCATACCCGCGCCGTGGAGGGTCCAGCGGGATGCGCGGATGCCTCCTCACCGTCGGGAATATCTGCCAATCGTCTTTGAGCCGGAGCTGATGGGCGTTCAGCCATGTCTCCACGAGCACACGCAGCTTTTTCAGCTTGCGCTTGCTCGACCCAAAGATGGTCAGGTTGTCCATGTAGCGGACATAGTGCTTGCACAGCCCGCTCTCACGGATGAGCCTGTCCATCGGCTGCAAGACCGTGTTGGCAAACCACTGAGAGGTGTAGGCCCCAATCTGTACGCCGTCCTTTACGACGCGCCAGATGAGGTCAAGAACGCGGCGGTCTTTGATAAGCTGGCGCATACGGTCCATCACGACCTCCGGCTGCAAGCTGTCGTAGAAATGCCGGATGTCTCCG